AAGTTCACATGTTTCTGGATTTTTATTCCTAGAGAAACCGGACTGTCCAAATTTTACAGTAACAGGCGGAACACACACAAATAAAATAGTTTTGACATGGGCTGCTGTACCAACTGCAACAAATTATAGAGTGTATAGAAATGATGTTGAAATAAAAAACACAACATCATTAAATTATACAGATACAGATATACAACAGGGGATAGGTTACTCTTACAAAGTCAAATCACAGAATCAGGTAGGATTATGTGCCACAACTACAGACACAGTTGCTCAAACTGGTTGGGCCAAACTATCACAACCACAATCTCTAATTGCTACTGATGGTGAAGCAGAAACATTTATTACTTTAACATGGGCTTCAGTTTTAAATGCAACACATTATAACATTTATAGAAGACTTGCCGCAATAGGAACCCAATTTACAAAAATTGATTCCGTTCAAACATTTAGTTATACTGATACAAACACAGATCTTATTTATGGTAGCACATATGTCTATAAAGTTAGAGCTGCATATTATATAAACGGAATAGAATTTGAAAGTTTTGATAGTAATGAAGACACTGGTATTTTAAAAAACCCAATACCAAATGCACCAGTTTTAAGTGCAACAAATGGTGATTTTAATAATAAAATTTCTTTATCTTGGAACGCAGTGACTCATGGTGTGAGTTATAAAATTTTTAGAAATGGTTCTCAAATTGCTATAACAACAGACACATCGTATGATGATACTGATACTTCTTTAACAGCCTGTACCATATACAACTACACAGTAAAAGCACAAACTATTTTTGGCGATGAAAGTGCTTTTTCCAACACAGATTCGGGCTATAAGTTATTAACAACACCAACTGGGTTAACAGCAAGTGATTCAGAATTTACTGGTAAAATTCGTGTTTCTTGGAATTTTGTTCCAGATGCATCGGATTATATCGTATACAGGTCTTTATTCAACAGTGAAGCGAGCATGGTTGAACTCACAACAACGACAGATCCATTTTATGACGATTTAAATACAGATCTAGTTGTTGGTACAACATATTTTTATGCAGTGAAGGCTCGTTGTGTATGTGCATCTTGTTCTACAGATGATGATATAAGTCCATTTAGTAATATAGATTCTGGCATACTAAAGAACACACCAACAAACTTTACACCTCCAGACGCACCAGCAACTCTGACCATTTCAACACCAAATACAACAAACATAATTTTAAACTGGTCTTCTGTCACAAACGCAACTGGTTATAAAATTTTTAGAGATGGTGTTCAAGTTGGAACAACTCCAACAGGTATTACAACTTTTACAGAAACACCACTACAAGGTATTCAATACACTTATACGGTAAAAGCATTTAATGCTGATGGTGATAGCACATCTTCACCATCTGCAACTGGTTTTATAATATTATTGGCACCAACGGGTGTAGTTGCAACAAAAAATGCAAATTCAACCGAATCAGATATAAGGGTAACATGGAATCTTGTTTCTGGTGCAACAAGTTATGAAGTTCACAGAGGTATAGCATCTGGTTCTATGTCATTGATTGGAACAACTTCCACGACAGAGTATTTTGATACAAATACAGATTTACTTTATAATACAATTTATCTCTATAAAGTAAGAGCATTATCTGCTCTTCCAAGTGCAACCAGTTCTTTTAGTACGATGGGTAGTTCATCTCAGGGTGTTTTAAAGTCACCACAGCCAACGAGTTTTACAGTAAATTCGATAAGTCCAGACTTTACAAATAAAGTTATAATAACTTGGAATACATCAAATTATGCATTCGGTGGTTATTCTGTTAAACGAGATGGTGATCCAATAACAAATGGTTATTCTTCATCTAATTTTTTAAGACATAGTAATACATTTATACAAAACGCATCATCTTGGTCATTATATAACGGTTCTTCTATAGCAACATCTTCCATAAGAATGCCAACAGATAATACAAATGAAGATTTTGGTATGCTATTGACATTTATTTCAAATACTAACAATGGAATATACCAAGTTATAAGAGATGTAAAATCTAGTACACAATACACATTATCATGTTATGTGAGATCTTTATCGGGTACAGTTCCATTCAGAATGAGTTATTACGATGGTTCAACTAGCACATTCTCTACAACACATCAAGCAACTGAAACAGTTCAGCGATTCACATTTACATTTGATACAACCACAGCAAATATAACTTCAAATATTGCTATAGGAAATGGACCGAGTGGTGCAACAGGTAGTATTGTTATCTGGGGAGCACAATTAGAAAAAGGAGCAGTTGCAACCAATCTAATAGAAACAACAACAGAACCAATAACAACAAATTCATATACAGATACAACAGCAACATTTGGTACAAATCATTTATATACAGTAACAGCATTAAACAATATTGCAGAAACTACTAGTAGTAATTCCGTAAATGGATCACTAAAATTGTTTGCACCATCATTAGTAGGTATTACGAGTGATTCAGATACTGAAATAACAATAATTTGGACGCCCATTATCGGAGCAGCAACTTATAAAATTTATAGAGGTACAACCCTAGACACTTCTACAATGACTCTTTTAGGAAGTGGTTTAACTAGCACAGAATACACTGACACAACAGCGACCCCCGGTGTAACATATTATTATTCTGTGAAAGCAACAACATCATTTGCTACCGATAGTGATTTTTCACTTGTTGATTTTGGTATGAGAGTATTGAGAACGGTTCAAGCAGGTGATATTTTTAATAATTACTTTAGTCATAACAAATATTCCAACACAAACATAACAGTAACAGATTCAAATAAAACAAATGTAACATTTAATCATTTTTCATATGAAACTTTTTATGAACCTATGGGTTCAATAAATTGGAACTCTTTGCAAAAATATAGAGATGGAAGATACAAGAAACAAATTTTTTATTCAAATAAACTATCAAGCACCAACGACGAGGTAAATTATTTGGAAAGAATAATAGTTCACAACTTTAGTGGTGCTGCAAATAGTTTTTCAGCAGGAAATAAATTATATAAAAATTTTGACGCTTATAGAGGTGAAGGAAGCAATCAATATGAAGATGATATAACCTGCTCATTCCCCAATTATACAGAATTATTAGCAAAAACAGTGGAAACAATTTTTGATCCTAAATAAACAATATGGCACAATTTATAAACATAACAGAACCAGAATTACAAAAATTCCCACCTTGGCGAGCACACACATGGAGACAAATCTCCAGAGAATTAGCAGGGATAAGGGGATGTGCTCCAGCAATTCATTTTCATGATACAACTCATGATTTGAATACAGACTTGTTGGCACCAGATGATAGAATTTTTAAATGGCACACAGGTGAACAAATTCATTTTTGGGGCATGGAAATGTGGGCTGGTGGCATGGATACTTTAAATGTTTATTTTAGACCACTTGGTGGAACCGATTCTGATTGGATTTTGGTAAAAGGAACAGGATTAACCGGAAACACAGCTTATACGGAATTTCATCCAAACAAATATCTAAGAAATTGGGGTAATGATCCTATAAACAATAATCCATTTTATAATGCTCCCAGTTCAGGAACAGCATCTCTTGGTTCTGAATATTATAGTACAACCCCTTCCGATTTCCCCTATCTTATTGAAGATGAATCTACAGGCAATCTAAATCGTACAATGTATGGACCAGGAACAACAAGTAACGATAATACTCGTTTTTGTGAAATAGTTTTAAAAGAACCCACAAATCCAACTTCAAAGTTTGCACTAAAAACTAAAGTAAGACAACAATACAAGTATAATGGTGATAATATAACTGTTGAAGGAACTGTTGATTCTATAGTAACAGAATCAACATCTCCAAATACTTATAAAATAATTGTTTCTTGGAAATCTGTGCCAGAAAATTTTGTTAAGACAAAATTTGTGTCTGCTTCTGATATTGCTAATTCTGTTTTATATGCTCAAAATGGAAGTAAAGAACCAAATAAATTGTTTGCTTTTGTCGATCCAAGTATTGAATACACAATTCATAGTATGGAAATTTCAGACCTAGATGCCTATTATATTACAAGTGCATTCAATAACATAAGATGTTTTACATTTATGAGAGAAGGTCAATATAAACTTGAAATAAATGAAACCGGAGATTGGAACTCGCCCGGCACATTAAATGGTAAAACATTACAAGCAAATACATTTGAAGAAAATAAACACTGGTATACAACAAATACATCAGTTAATAATTCAACTGCTATTTCTAAATTTAATCCAATTGATTATAGTACTAATCCAGGTTTATATGGTACATTGCCAGAACAATTGTGGAATTTTACAGATAATTTACAAACATATAGATCAAGATTTACAAAAACACTATTGGTAGAAATTAGACACAGAAATGTAGATTTAGTTACAGACACTGTGTTTGCTCCACCAACAGTAATAACATTAAATCCGGGAACAATAACAACAACATCTGTTATTACACAACCATATCAAAAAGTTATAGGTTATGGAGCAGTTTTTGAATATATACCATCTGGTAATTTTATAAACGCAGCAGCCAGTGGTTTTGATGGAGTCACAACACCAAGTCAGAGATTTGGTAAAACTTTACAAAGATGGAATGGTACAGGACAAACTCTTATTAATAGAAGGCATTTAGTTGTAGAAGGATTAACAATAAGACCATCTGCAAATAGAAATGTAAATCAGGACACAAATTTATTTGGATTTATTAGTGCATCAAATACAATACTAGATCTTAGAGGAAGTGTATTCAGAAATTGTACTTTTGAGGACATGAATTTTAATGGTCAAAGTGACACAATTTGTTTGAGCGGTTGCAAATTTGTAAATTGCAAATTTAAACGCTGCACGATAAATATGCATGCAGATTCAGTAATGTTCATGTATTGTGATTTTGAGGGAAGAGCAGATAGTACGGATTCGTTTAATGTTAGTGGAATTTCTTGTGCTTATATTGGTTGTGTTTTTGAGCACAATTTTAGAACATTCTTCTTTGGTACAGATAGATCACCATGCACCGATAACCTATGGCTAAAATGCAATTTTGATACAACTCTTTTTAACAGTGGTGGTTCTGAACAATTCTTGGTGGAACAGGTTGAAAGTAGATTTATAAACACCCCAATTGACCCAACACATCCAATACCTCTCTTAGCAAAACAAAAAATGAGAGAATTTTCTAGAAATATGTTCATAAGTAACAGAGTTTTCGATAGTAGTATATTTAATATATCTGTATATACAGCATTTGCTAGAGCAAATTTATATTTCTTGAATGATATTCATTGCCCAACGGAAATAAATAACACAACATTAAACGCATCTACAAGTGAATCTACGACAGAATTAAGTGGTGGTGCTTATTATGATGTACATTTCTGGAACCACTATAGTAAATTTGCATTAAGATTGGGTGAAAATACACACCATTTAAGATTTGTATCAAATGTCATAACTGAACCACATTTATGGGGAAGCAGATGGTCTTCTGAAAATGGTGCTTGGAATGCTACATCTCAATTTTCATATCCCATCTTTTCGATACAAAGTCGTGAGGATCCTGCAGGTGGTTTTTGGGATTGTAAACACACATCAAGAGCAACTGGTAACAAATTAATAAATAATAGAATTCAAAATTGGGCAGGCATGTTTTCAAAAACTGCAACATCACCATGTTCAATCTACTTAAATTTTTATAATATAGAACTTTGTAGTAAGTGTTTTGACTCGGAATTTAATAAAGATTTACATAATAAAATGTTAGACTGGTTAGATAATGCAGATTTTAACAGTGATGGGACTGCAGATGGAAAATTTATAAATGTTGCTTATAAAAATTCTTTGTCAAGACCGACACCATATAGTAATAGAACAAAAGTTGGTGGAACAACTACAGTCACTCCATGTGTTGGTTTTGGCGATAATGCAGGATCAATTGGTACATTTGGTCACATAACATTTCCCGGTGGTGTGTGTAAAGAAACTACCAATTACTTTAATTGTAATGCAGTTTATATTGGTTCTGGTACAAACTATCCAAATCCATATACAGGTACATTTGGTATTCATGGTAAACAAGGTAATGACGATTATAGAAGAATATCAGTTCCAACATTCACCAGTATAAGTTCACCAGTTACAATAACAGCATCAACAGCATTTACTGGTGATTTGTTTAACAGAATAGACACTTTTTAAGGAAAAAATTAAATGGCATGGAAAGCATATACAGATACACAGGCATTAAAGGAGTTAGCAGGACTTCGTGGTGTTGCTCCGTCTGTTAGGTTTTTAGAAAAAAGACCACAAGGAACGAATAAAGAAAAAATTTATCATGTTAGAGCAAATAGCCCAATGTATCTTTGGGGAGTTGAAATGTTTCAAGGTGGTTATGATTGTGTAACTATTAATATGATAAATGCCGATGGCACAGAAACACTGTATAAACCAGGTGGCATTCAAATAGAAAATTTTATCAATAAAGAAAGTTTTCCACATAATTTGGACCTCATTGAATACCCACCATTTGATGATTTCTGGACAGATCCATACATTATAAATCACATATCAGATAAAGATGAAACTACAAATGATGGAAATGTTGAAGTTAAAAAAATAATAAAAAGTAACTTTTATAGATGCTTTGTTTTTCCAACTGAGGGATATTATAAAATAACTTTAAATGAGAGAATAAATCCCCTAACTGGTTCAACAGGATTTATTGCAAATCACACAGAACCACAATATGCTCCCACCAACAATATGACTGCTAGATCATATTTTTTCAATGTTTTTCAAAATGCCACAGGAAATAGTGACACTACTTATGATGGACTTTCATCAAATGAAAAATCTGGAAATCCTGATATGCCAATTCAAGCAGTCAGAACTGAATGTGAAACTAAAAGAGAAATAATCATAAGAGTAATATCTGATACAAAAGATATAGTAACCGGAAACACGATAAATGCTGGAACAGGAAATAGAATAGTTATAGATTGTGCTCCTGGTGTTTTAAATAAACAAGTTGGTGTTGTTATACCAACAACAATAGGTGGAATCAAAACTTTTGGTTCTGTTCATGTTAAGGGAAATAATTCATTCTTTACAAATAGACACTTATGGGAAGTTCCAAATAATAGGGCACCCTTTGTGGTTTCTTCCGGAGTTCAATCTCTTCAATATGATAGTTTTAGATCATTTTTTGATTTGGGTTTTGATACTGATCCAAATAGAATCGATAATAATGCTCTGGAAGATTTACATTTAGATTCAAATATGGAATATGCTCCTATACAAAAAGAAGTTTATGTTGGAAGTCAAGTCAATAATGGTACAATTAGTTCTTCAACGGTTACACAAAATGGTGTTCAAATTCCTTTTAGTACCAGTAACGATAATAATGATGGTGGTCTTAGAAAATTAAAAGTAATAAATGCAAGAAACAGCATAATAGAAGATTTGAATATAATTGGCACAGATGGTTCTAGTCGTTATGCTTCCGCAACAAAAAGAGGACCAAATTCTTGGAATATAAATTCAGGTAATGGTGTTCCAGCAAGAAACCGTGTTCGTTATGCTGGTATAGATTTATCTGGATCCGTGTTTAGAAATTGTGTTATAGAAAACGATATATTTGGTAGTTTTGGTTTTAAAAACGATACTTATGGAATATATGATAGGTATATAATTGATGGGTGCACATTTGAAAACTGCACATTTAGAGGAAATAATACAATAGCAAACATTGTTAGTGGTGTTGGAATATTATTTAAAAATTGCAAATTCGAAAGACCACCAAGAGCAGGATCAGCCAGTGTTGTTACTATGTACTCCACACATTCCATATCATTTATGGGTTGTACTTGGCATGATTTGGGAAGAACTCTATTCTTAGATCCCTATGGTCCAATTACTGATAACATCGTTATTCGGTGTTCGGATTCAAGAAAAAGTAATCACTATCAAGCAGGTGAAGGTATAACGCTAGATGCGCCTGCGGAAGGTGGTGGGCAATGGCAAAATGCAAACGGATTCACTGGAAATGAAAGATTAACATCTGATTGGTGTGTGAATAATTTATTCTTATTTAATGAAAGTAGATATTCATCTGGATCTGGTATCGTTTTTAGTTCATTCGATTCTTTATCAAAATTAAATTTAAGCGCATTTTCTTCTTCTTTTTATAGTCCAGAAAGTTATTTAAAAAGTACATTTACAAATCGTGCAACGGATGCTACAAAATTTTCAAATGCATATAATGTTTATATGCACAATTATTCTTTTGGTTTATCAGAAAAAATGGTTGATCTTAGAGGACCATCGAATAACAATAGATTTTTAAATTGTGTTTGGGATAATATTCCTGGTGGAGCAAACAGTTTTGGTTCTTATGCATTTGTTGCTGCTACTATTTACGGTGCAGGAAGTGCAATATCGGCAAGAGATGAAGCAATAGGTGTGCCAGAAAGTAATTTAATAAATAATTGTAGTATTGTAAATTATTTAGAAACGCAATATTTTCCTTTACCAACTTGGGCTGTAGGATCAAAATTGGATGAACTTGGAGGCGATTATGGGTTTTATGGATTTCAAGATGCAACCAAACCTGGATTTAAATATGCCAATCCAAACACAGGTTCTTTCTTTACAAACCTAACAGATACACAGTTGGATACTAAACTAAATAATAAAGAAAATATAATAAATAATTTAACAAAAATAGGATTGAGACACACATAATATGCCAAACAATTACGCAGATCTTAGTTTTCAATTGGGTTTAAGAAAAATGGCTGGTTTGCGTGGAGTTGCTCCAGCAATCAGATTAATAGATTCTGAAACTAATGAAGAAGTGTATGTTGTTGAAAAAAACAAACAAATACATTTAACTGGTTGTGAAATGGCTGCTTTGGAAGCAGATTGTATTCAAATACGATATAAATCAACTGCTACTGGATCATATAATATTGTCAAAAATTATCTACCACAAACAACTTACAGTGTAACGGATACTTTAAGTGGATCTGATATTCTAGCAACAAAAATAGAAGGTTCACCCAAAATGCCAAGAGCACGATATGCTAGTGAAGGTGGAGCAACATATTTTATATACAAAAATGGTGAAACAATAGTTGCACAAGAATTTGATACACAACAAGGAATAGGCGGATCTACATTTTTGAGAGTTGCATATGCAAGTCAAGATCCTATTGACATCAATAATTATAATTTTTCAAGATCAATAACATTCAGAGAAACTGGATATTTTGAAATTACTTTAGATGAATCTCAGTCTGCTTTATATAGAGATACTGGTACAAACATTGAATTGTCAAATCCAGATCAACAATCAGATTACAACACATATAAAACAACAACAAGAGGACCATTTACACCTGTTGATCATGCAACTCAAACAAATGGTTCATTTTTTAAGAGAAAAATTATTGTTAAATGTGTTGAAAATTCTGATAGTTTAACCTTCCCTATTCCTAGTGTAATACCAAATGGTACACAGAGTTTTGGTTCTTCTTTATTAGAAACAGCTATAACAACAACATCGAATACAAGAACAATCAATAGAGTAGCATTAAATGTAAAAGGAACAAAATACGCAAATTCTATAAAAAAATATTTTATAGAAACTAATTCTGAAACTGATCCTTTATTAACACAAGTGGTTACTCCAAGTGATAAAAATATAACAATTGATGTTGGTTTGCCTTATAAAGTTTTAAGAAATAGAATTTTTAACAATACTATATTTGATGGCTCTGGTTCTTTTGGTGATTTTGCTAGAGTAGAAATTGTAGGTGGTGTTACCACAACTGTTGATATGCGTAACTCAAATTTTATAAACTGTAAATTTGTAAATGTTACATTTGGTACTAAAGATTTTAAACAATTAATTTTGGATGGTAGTAGATTTTTTAATTGTGAGTTTGTAAATTGTAAATTCTACTTGTGTCCTCAAAATATTATTTTTAACAATTGTTACTTTAATAATTTTGGTAACTATTCTGGTTTATTCTTTTTCAATGGATCTGATGGTAATGTTTTTATAGATTGTAGAATGAGGAATATAACCCAACCATTTTCATTTAATAACTCATATGGTAAAAATAACATTAATAATTTATTTTACAAAGTTTACTGTTACGATAGTTTAAATTTAACTAATAGATGTTCATTTGTTAAAGTAACTGGCGATGATAGCACAGATCCACCGGGAGCGTTTGTTGGAAATATAGCAATTTCAAATTATATTTCTCGCTCTATTGGTGATCCAATTATAATAGAATCATCTGCAAGTTTAAATTTGTTTTGTGTAAATTATTTCGAATCAAGTGGTTCTATTCGACTCGGAAAAGAATAATATTGTTATATAAATAATATTAAAGGTATATTATGGAAAATAAAAAAACAATCGACGAAAAGTTGGAATCTACTTTTAATTTGCCAAAATCTGTTGGTGAAATTGTAGATATACAACCAATACAAGCAACATCAACAACCAGAGATCACCTCACAAATGATTATGAAACTGTAAGAGCAAATCTTTATGATATAATTGATAAGGGATCAAAAGCAATTGATGGTATTCTTCATGTTGCATCTGAAGGAGATTCTCCAAGAGCATATGAAGTTGTGTCACAATTAATTAAAAGTGTAGCAGATGCAAATAAAGACCTTCTACAATTACACAAGCAATTAAAAGAAATTAAGAATGAATCTCCTGCTTCCACACAATCTGCACAGAATATTACAAATCAATCTATATTTGTTGGAAGTACAAATGAATTGCAGAAACTCCTAAGAGGTAAAATGCAGGAGATAAAGCAAATAGAATCTAATCCATGATTGGTGATAAGAACTCATACTTAGGCAATCCAAATCTCAAGAGAACAAATGTTCCTGTAAACTTTACTCAAGAACAGGTTGAGGAATATTTAAAGTGCTCTGAAGATCCTGTTTATTTTATGAAAAATTATATAAAGATTGTCAATCTCGATAAGGGATTGATGAATTTTTCAATGTACGGATTTCAAGAAAAACTTGTAAACTTAATACGAGACAATCGTTTCGTTATTGCAAAGATGCCTCGTCAATGTGGTAAATCTACAACAATCATTGCAGACATTCTACACCATGCCT